TCAGAGGTGGCTCACTTCTCGGTGAAAAAACCGGCTCAGTTCCGCGTGAAAACCAACATTCGGGTCGGTAAAGCCACCGGCACCGTCCGAAAACTTCTGCATTGCCTGTAGCCCGGTAGCGGCGGCGTCGAGTGACGCGGCTGCTTTCTGGGAAGCCTTTGCAACGTCTTCCTGGTTCAACGCGACATTACCAAGCGCCGCCGCGACCTGGGCAGCTTCGGCCTTCATTTCGGTCAGAACCGTCGTGACCTTGGTCAGCGTCTCTTGTCTACGGGTGTTCTCTGCGTTGGTCCGAGCGATCGTGTCGGCCAACTTCTCTTCCTGGGACTGCGCAGCGCGGATCGCCGCCGCGTTTGTCTTGACGGCAGCGTTGGCCGCGTCCGTTGCGGCTTTTTGTTCCTTATAAGCTTTCTGCGCGAGTTCGGCGGCTTCTACCGTTTCCTTGATACGAGCGGCTTTCTCGGCTTCGCTCTGAACCAGCTTTTCGCTCGCCTTCTCGACAGAGTCTATCTGTTCTTTCACGCGCTGGTAGGCGCGAACTGCCTTAGCTTTCTCTGTGTTGGCAAGGGTCTGCGCGGCCTTGAGTTTAGCGGTTTTCTTTTTCTCGGCGTCGAGTGCCGCGCCGAGCTTGCTAGTGTCAGCCGCCAGGGAGGAGGTGACGCCCTTCGTCTTTGCAAGCTCTTGGGTATATTTGGCGAAGTCAGCGGCACCGTTCTCAACGGCCTTCTCGGCGCGGTCAACTACGGTCGCAACCTTGTCGATGGAGGAGGCGACCTTCTCCAGCGTGTTCAGCGCGAGGAGTTCGGTCGATAGCTTTTTGACCTCTTTACCGAGATCGGCCAGACCGTCGCTGATGCCGTCAGCACCATCGACAACCTCGGCGCTGGTTTTCTTGAGTTCTTCGAGGGCAGTGTTGAGGGACTTGAACTCGCGATTGGCTTCGTTCTTCGCTCGGATCGTAAAGTTCACGTCTCGATTATTATTAGCCACGTCGAGTCTCTTCCGCTGTCACTTTTAAGTTGCCAAGCTATATAAAAGTTGACGGGAGAACTAGCCCCCCGTCATGCTCTTGATCGTTTTGCGGAAGTTTTTCGCGCCATCTTTTGACAGAATTGACGAAACGGCCTGTTGAAGCAGGATGGCTCTCGTGGCTTCCTTGGCATTGAGCCTGGTAACGACGATTTCCGCCTCAAACCAAAGCATCCCGAGGGGGTAGTGCATGGCTTCGGAATGCCCGTTGGCGAGCAACAAACTTACTTGGCGACGGATGCCAATATACCAGCCATCGACAAGCGATCTTGCGTCATGGATGTCACCACTCTTGCGATTGTTGTCAGAACCGTTTCCATCAGTTTTTTTCCGCCGCCCTCATTCGTCATCGTCAGTTCGATGATGTCATTGAGCGCAAGGATTTGGACCGAGAGGGGGAGCTTGCCGACCGTGGCCGCAACTTCGATCCCCTCATCCGAAGCCAGGGCTATGACCTCGGCCAGGATGTGCGGGGCGTTGGTCATGATCGACGTGCCGAGGCGGTTGATGTCGTCAGCCGTGAAGTTCGGCTTTTTGGCGTTCATGATCTCAGCTTGAAAAAGCGTGATCACGGTCTCCTTGTGACGAGACATCAGAGTCGTGATGTCGGTAGGCGTGATGGCGCGAACCGCGAATGTCGATCCATCGGGCAATTTCTGGTCCCGCGTGGGGACCATGTAGTTTTTCAGAGACATGGCATTCTCCTATGGCCAGTTCGAGGGTGCGGCGGCTAGGCGACGAGCGGTTCGCCGTCGATGTAGACCGCCTCCCATCCGGGCTTGCGAAGGATTTCCACCGAGAACGGAATCTGCTGCCATTCGTCGCCCTTGAGAGCGTGGTCACCGTTGGCCTGGATCTTGACCCAAGGCATGAACCAATCGAACTGCTTGCCTGCCGGATTGAAGGACAGGTAGCGGAGGGAGCCTTCGATGGGCTTGGAACCGGAAATGACGCGATCCCGCGTGGTGGCCTTGACCTTGTAGTCGATGACGAGGTTTGTGCCGGAATCGATATTGCCTGTGGACAGGATTTCCAGGCGCCCGCGCTCCATGTCGATAGTGTAGTCGGAACCCTCGACGTAGGTCGTGGGAGCGCCTTTGTCATCATTGACGATAATGTTCACGCCTGCGCTCTGAATGTCCAGATTACGAGCGCCCGAGCCGGTTTTCCCAAGCTGGTAGGTCAGGCCCTTGATGACAGCCTCGTGGCGTTCCCCCACGACAGACGCAGCGGTAACCGCGAGCTTCGAGGTCTCACCGAGGAAGTACATCGCGAGGTTTTCGGGATGGATGTTGTCGGTGATGAACGATGCCGTGCGGTTCGTCTGGAGCGGGATAGACTCGTCCTTTTCCTTGATGCCACGATCGGAGTTGAAGTGGTCCAGGTTCTCGTTTTCGATGTTGGCCGCGAACTCGGGCGTATTGCCGATGTAGCGCTCGCCGTTGCTTAGTTGGGTTCCCGCGAGGTACTTGGCGAACCAAAGCTCGCCACGGCCAAGCGTGTAATTATTGGGGTCAGTCATGCGAGCGCTCCTTCGTTAATGGCTCTTTAGTGTCACGTTAATAGTGCATACATACCATAAAGTTGACAAAAGAACCAAGGGTCAATTGTACGGATTGTCAAGGTCCTCCGACAATTTCAGTGTAAGAGTGAGCCAAAAAAACGCTTTGGCCGACGCCAGATCGGGCGGTCGCACGGCACCTTGACCCACGAAGACTTCAACCACCTTGCCGCCCATGCCGAAAGCATTGCGCCCGCGATCCCTGCGCTTCTCTTCAATAAGGACATGCTTGACTTCTGCCATAAGCCGGTGTGCGGGATCGGTCGGATTGAGCTTGTCGTCGGCAACGAAGCCCTGCACCAGCAATTCCCAATTGCCAGTCCCATGAACGTTATCGCCGTTGCGAAATCTCCATTCCAGTGGGATCGGCGCTTCAAGGATGGTCACCATAGGAATCGGCTCATCGTCACCGATCAATGTGCGACCGCGATAAACGTCCTCGCTCAGATCGAACTCAAACCCGTTGTCGGGTTTGATCGCCTTGATCGAGTCGCTGATCGCCATCATGACCCGGAGGCGGAAGGGAGCGAGCTTAAGAGGATTGGGAGGTGCGTTCATATTCTGGCATCCATCAGTCGGTGAAATTCGCTGGCGAGGGCTGCGGAAACATCGTCCGACATATCGGGTGAGATGCGCCGGAAGACCTGATCGACGCTCTGTCCATAGAGGAGATACAAATCATCGGAGATTTTGGCGGGCCGGTATGCGTTCCCAGGTGGACGCTTGTCAGGCACTCGTACCGCGAGGCCGATGTTTCCGCCCGCCTCGGTGCCGCTTTTCAGGTTCATTAGAAAGCCGCGTTTTAGCGTGACCAACTTGCCGGGATGGACCTCGACGCTCACGCCGCTCTTGCGGGTGCCGCTCTTGGCGAAGCGAGCAAGCGAGGTGGCCCGCTGACGCGCGGTGATGACACCTTCAAGCCGATCATCGTTGGCGCGACGGGTGACGTTCAGCCGACCGGAGTCGGGCTGGAGATAACTGGCGGGGAACCGGACTTGCTCCCGAACTAACTTTGCACCGGTCGTCCGCGCGTAGTCGGTCGCGTGGTTCACGGCCATGCGGGCGTAACGCTTAAGGTCGTCGGGGATGGAATCGAGATCGGTGAGTTCGTCCAATCCCTCGACCACAAAGGCGTATCTGCCTAGCATTCCTCGTCCTCTTCGGGAACCGGGAAGCCCACTGCGTCCTTGGCTGCCATGCGGCTGACGTTCGCGGTGATGGTGATACCGTTCGGCGGTTTCACGGTATCCACCTGGTAGGCGACACCATTGGAAACGGAGATGACCATGCCGCGCTTGGGAGCGATCTCATCACGAAGGAAGACGATCTTGGGGGAGTCGTCCTCGACCTCGGCGTAATTGAAATTGGTGCCCTTGAGGTCACCGAGAGCCTGCATATGATCGTGAACGCGCACCGTGCAATCCTGCACAAGGGTCAACACTTCATCATATGGCGGCATGAAATAGAGCGCCGGAACGCTCATGTTTCCATGAAGTTTCCGACGCGCAATTGCCAGTTTCTTGCGAAACGATCCGGCCATTAGACGATATCGCCGTTGCCGCTTTCGCCAGCGCCTTCGGTGCCCTTGCCAGCCTTGGCCTTGATCTTGCCCTTGGTGCCGGTGCTTTCGCCTTCGCCGTCAGCCTTCACTTCCGCCTTCGGCAACATCTTCTCATAAAGCGCGACCTCGGCTTCGGTCGGCTCGCGAAGAGCGCCGAGCTTTTTGAGATCGCCGTGGTTCTTGGTGTCAATCGGGAAGACGGAACCGGCCTTGACGATATGCGGCTTGCCATTCTTGACGGTCTCGATTTCGTGGATGGCGACTGCCAGGTTTTCGTTGCTCACTTTTGTCTCCTAGTGGCGGTGGTCTGAAACGAGGTGGAAGCGCCATGAGGGCGCTTCCGAGGAAGGGTTACGGTGCGACGACCGTGGCCTTGAGGGTGGCGTTCGGATTGACCGGAACGATGAGAGGTGCCGACTGGTGAAGGATGTATTCGACAGCCGGATCACCTGGCTCCATCCAGTTGCGCGGAAAGATGTCGAGCGCCTGGTACTTGGCATACGGGTCGATGATCGCGCCGTGGCAAACGTACCCATTGATCCGCTCATCCGAGCCGGTGAGAACGATGTCGGTCGGCTCCATGAAGGGCGTCTCGATGCCGTTGTCATCGATATAGGTGTCGCGGTAGAGGTAGATGTCGATGGTCGCGCCAGACGCGCCGCCGACCATGAGTTCACCAACCTTGACCACCTTGTCAGCCGAGATCACACCCCGTTCCACGGTCGCGCGAGGATCGCGGATGTTGGTGTCCATGTGCTTCATGAACTCTTCGTCCTTGCGCATGACAGCCCAAACCTTGGTGCCAACCGTCAGACGAGTCGGGAAGCCGCCGAACGGGGCGTTGAACATGCGGTCGGCGTAGCGCTGAATGTCGTCAAAGATCGACACGCCAGCATCGCCCCAGCGGGTGCCCGCGAGCTTGATGACGGTGTGGTCAGCGGCGCGGCGGAAATCGAGTTCGACAGCCGGGTAGTCCTCGCCAGCGATAACGACCTTGCCGTCAATCGTGGCCTTGGCCGCGAGCCATTCGCGACGGCGGTCGAGCGCCTGAACGTGCTGGATGGTCATGGCCGAGCGGATGAGGTCGCGGCGCTGATCCGGGGAAAGCTCGCTTTCCTGAATCATCGAACGGTCGATGCCGGGGCGCTTGACCAACGGCATCAAGGGGTCGATCACGTCTTTCATCTTGACGTAGGCGGGCTTGAAGCGGAAGCCGCTCGACTGATCCGTGTAGATCGCCTTGCCAGGTGCCAGCGGGCGAACGAACGGCGCGAGCTTGCGACCCACGGCGGGCAGCTTCTCGAAGTCGATCCATTCATCCGTCGAGTTGATGGAGCGGCTGTAGCCGATGCCGAGCCAGTAGGTGAAAGCGGGCTGAACATCGCGCATGATGCCGAGCGATTTGCGGGTATCCCACACCTTGTAGGGAGCAGACATTTCAGAGTTCCTTCACAGAGAAAAAGTGACGAGTCACTTTAAAGTTGACAGATTAGCCGCGCTTACGCAAGGCGATCTGAGTCGGAGTCGGTGCGCCGTTGAACGCGCCCATCTTTTTCCCCTCGGTATCGAAGGAAGCATCCCACTCCAGAATATCCGGGTTGAAGCAACCAGAATATAGAGTCGGAACGGTGGTCGAGCCGTCAGCCGCGCCGGTCACAGCCTGCGAGGTGATGCCCACGGCCTTGATCGCATCGGCGGGATCGGCGTCCCAGGTCGCCATAGCGAGTTCGTCACCGTCGAGGCCGACAACTGCGAACTGCTTGAATGTGACGCCAGCAGGAACTTTCATCGGGAAACCCGGTGCGAGCGGCGGATGAGAGCCGGTCAAAAGGAACTGCTGCGAGTAGTTGTCCAGCGCTTCGAATGCCGCGAGACCAGCTTCGGAGTAAGGAACTTTGTAGTCTGCCATCTGGAATACTCCCTTGAGATGATGGGTTGTTGCCGGTCTGGTTACGAGGCCGAACGCATACCGGGGAGACCGAAACCGCGAGCGAGGGAGAGCGAGGCCTTAAGATCGTCCTGGCCTTCGCCACCAGCGTTCGCGCCCTCGGTGCCGACGTTCGGGTGTTCGGATGCGTTCATGGTTTCCACGAAGCCGTTACTGCGAGTAGCGGGCTGTCCGGTGGGAGCCTTTTCTTCGGCCAGGTCGGAAAGGAATGAAGTTGCCTCTTCGACGCTCATGCCGGTCTTGAGGGCGGTGCTGAGCGCGGCGGTCGGGCGCTTTTTGCCTTCGTCGGAACCGATGATCGCGCTGATGCGGTCACGCTCCATCTTGGCACCTTCGGTCATACCAGCCGTCTTGCCTGCGGAAAGGCCCTGGGCCTCGCCAGCGGCGAAGCCTTCTGCGCGGGCATCTTCAATGTTCTTCTGATCGCTCATGATTGATTCCTCTGAGTCGGTTGCGATGATGTCGGCAGCGAAGGCCGCAAATGCGTCCTCAAGCATCCCGACTTCATCGGCAAACTTGACGGACAGTGCTTCCGAGGCCGAGTAGGTCAAAGCTTCGGTTGCCCGAACTTCGTCCTCACTGATGCCCCGGTTCTTCGCCACCGTGGCGACGAAAACGGTATGAAGGGTTTCCACGCGAGCTTGCATCCGCGCCTTAACGTCGGCGGGAAGGGCCTCATACGGGTTACCATCGATCTTGTGCTTGCCCGCATGGACCAGCGTATGCTTGATCCCCCAACCGGCGTACATTTCCGACATGTCGATATGGCTGGTGACGACACCGACCGAACCGACGCCGCCTGTACGGCTCATGATGATCTTGTCGGCGGCGCTGGCGAGGGCGTACCCTGCGGAATAGGCGCTCTCGAAGGCAAACGCGCGGATCGGCTTGGTGCCCCGCATTGCGACCATGCGATCAACAGTGTCAAAGCACTCGGCAGCGGAACCACCAGGCGTGTTGATCATGAGGGCAATTCCCTTGACTTCCGGGTCGGCCATGCCGCGCTCAAACGCTCGCCAGATGTATTGGTAGCCGGTCGCATACGCGCCATACTGCCAGGGGAAATCGTTCAGGAGGACGCCGCGAATCGGGATTTGCAGGATGCCGTTGACGACGGCATACGGGCGAAACTGCGCCCGCCAATGTTCTGCCGGATACCAGAAGTCAGACTGCGCAGACACATTCTCTGCCATGAAGGCGTCGAAGTGTTCGCTCTTACTCAGTTGCTCCATGGAGGACGCGAAGACGGCCTCACTCCCCGAAGAGAGTAGCGCAACCGTGCCAGCGAACGCGGCGATGAGGGGATTAAGCATCGGTGTTTTCATCAGATCCATCGTCCTTTTCGCCCTTGGCTTCCTTCTGACGGGACTCGCCGCTGGCCGCGTTCATCATGTTGTCGGAACCCATGTCGAGGGACAGACCCCGAAGCTCCATCATCTTGTTTTCGCGTTCACGTTGGGCGAAGTGCTTCCGCCAATCGATCCCGAGGCGACCAAGCTCGGACTCGTAGGAGCCGAGGTTGTATTTGATGCGCAGAACTGCGGCCTGGGTTTCCTTGAGTTCATCAATCTGGCCGCGCGAAGCGCCGATCCAGGTGCAAGCCGAGTAGGCTTCCTTATTGATCCCATGCCAGAACGGCGGGGCTTTCCGGCTCATGGAAGTGATCTCGCCTCGACCAATCATCTCTTCAAGCCAGAGCGTGTAAACGGAAGTGGCGAAGCGGTCGGCAACGATCTTTTTCATCGACTGCATGAACTTCCACGTCTCTGACATGGCAGCGCGAGCCGACGAATAGTTGGTTTTGGAGAAGTCCTTGGCAAGCTGTTCATACGAGATGCCGAGGGACGCCGCGATGTAGCGCAGAAGCGAGGTTTCGAACTCGGTGCCGAGGGGGCCGCCGTTCGCCGCTGGCCGCAAATTGAGCTTGGTGCCAGGGAACAGATGTGGGATTTTCACACCGTCGATGCGGTGACCCTTCGCCCCGGTGTAGGCCAGGACCGAGTTCATGTAGCCGCTGGCATAACCCGCAATGCTGGCTGACACGTCGGCAGCGCTAAGGTTGCCACCGCCGAGCGCCTGATAGACGGCCTCGGTCGGCATCTCGGACTCAATGGTCGCCGCATAGGTCGCGTTTACGACGGCGTTTTGCAACACGATCTTGCGGAATTTCTTGGTCGAGGCAAGTTCCGAAAGGATCGACACGAGTTCGGAAACAGCGCGGGTCTGTTCGGGCCGAAGCTGTTCGAAGATATGGCCTATCTGGAGGCGTCCCCAGGATTTATAGGCCGGGACATACTTCCACTTGGCGTAATCGACGCTGGTCCAGTCGCCAGGATGGGACTTACGGATATGATATCCGAGCGGCGCACCGTAATTATCCAGCGCGACACCGCCCTTGAGGAACCGGCTTTCGTTCATCCCTATGGGAGTCGAGAGACGGTCGAGGTCGATGAACTGGATTGCGGTGCCGCAGGGGCGCAACCGATCCGTAATCCATTCTGAAGAATAGAGGACTTCGCCGCCGACCATGTGGACGCCGACCGACATGCGGACCATTTCGGTGAAGGTGTTGTGCCGCGAGGCGTCGAGCCAGTTGTTGTTGCTCTCGGCGGTCAGGGAGAACTTTGCTTCCACCTCTTCCTGAAACTCTTCGGCCCACGTTTCATCCAGGCCGAGGATTTTGTATTCTGGCTTGGAGTTCAGGAGGTATTGGGAGCCGACGATATTGTCTTTGCGGTGCGTAATCGCGCCGCCGATAATGCCGTCATTGCGCGAGATGTCGCGCGACCGGGCATCCGCAAGCTCTTTCTGCGGGAGAATGTCGCCGTCAGCCGAGGAGAACGATGGGGACCACAAAGCTACTTCACGGTCGAAACGGCTAGCGCCTTCGTAAGCCTCGCCCGCAATAAGCGAGTCCGTGCCGGGTGGGAGAAATGGACCTGGCACGGACTCTGTTCCTCGGTCTTCCGCCGCTAGGCCGAGAAAGTCTCTCATTTCAGGATCGTTGTCGAGAAAGCGGTTTGGTTTCATCAGAACCAGAACCGCATTGGGCCAAGCGAGGAGGTGCCAAGCTGGCGCTTCAAATCCGCGATGTAGGCTGCAAGGCGGGGAGCGTTGGCGGGCGTGTATTCGATGCGCTCGCCCGATTGATCCACAAAGACGCGCGCACTCGTGCCCACCACAAGCTCATGATAGGCAACCTCGGCTTCCGCCAGTCTCTTCGTCAGTGGGATGCGTTTTTCCAAGCCGTTCACCTTTGATTTCCTTTTCGCGAATAGCACTTAAAAAGTAATATGGCAACTTTTAAGTGACGCACTAGTTAAGCGTTTCCCCCAATTTGGCGAGATCTGAAATGATATTTGTGTTCACGATGGGCTTGAAGGGCGCATCCTCTTTTTCGGGCGAGAAGACGAGATCATTTTCTTCCCAATCCCTGGCCCACGTCGGAGGCGCGTCCCAATCGATATGTTCGATCCGAGCATGTTTCGAGACGGCGATCCCGAGGCAGTAATAGAGCAAGTCCCAGGCTTCGTTACGGAGCCGCTTCGGGTTTTCCCAGCCCTTGGAGGTGCGCGTTTCCACGGTCAGCTCAGTGTAGAACCAGGACTCGAGCCACTCGGGGAAGTGGATGTAGCCGCCACCAGGTTCGGTGCGGGTCAGCATGGCGTGAACCTGGTCCTTTAGCTGGAGCGTGTTCAGCATCAACACCGGCACTTCGCCACGAGCGCCCGCGTGTTTGTCTTTGCGTTCCGAGTCGGGGAACGTGATACGAACTCGCGGCGCCGCTGCGGCGGGATCACCCTTGACCAGTTGAAACCGAGTGTGATGGCGACCAGGATGTTCATCTCGGAGCCAGCGCCAAAAGTTATAGGCCATGCCAGTAACACCAGAGCGGCCACCGGAGTCGCAACCAATGCTCTTGATCTTCATAACCCGACCTGATCCGTCCCCGAGTGGATAGGTCTTCTCAATGACCTGCTCGACAAGCAGTTGCCAATCTTCGAGGTGGCTGGCCGGGTTCACCCAAAGATGCTCTTCGTCATCATCAACCCGGTTGGATTTACGGATTGCGAAGCGGTCAATAATAGTCATATCGCCGTTCGCGCCGATGCCGTGAATCTGAACCTCAAAACGATTCTTCTGAACGTCGATCGTCGCGATGAGGAAGCGAACGCCGACTGGAACCACCTTTTCTCCGAGATCGGTTGCCCTGGCCTTCAATTCATCTGGTGAGAGATCACCTTCCATAGACGGAGGTGAATAGGGGTGCCCCTGGTCAGTGTTGATGGTGGCCTTGAGCGCTGCGGTCGATCCGGTCTTCTCGAACTCCTCCATAGCCTTGAGGTATTTGAAGACCAGCGATTTCCAATCAACGAAGGCGGCGGCGGTGCCTTTGAGCCAGAACGACGCGATGTCGGAACGCACAGCCGTTCCCTCGACCGATCCGTCAGGCATCCAGATTTGACCGCACTTGATCCACTTCCCATCGAAATTCAGTTGGTGCTTCCCAGGCTGACCAGGACCAGGCTCGTGAGTGTGCGAAAAGCCGCAATGAGGGCAATCCATGGTCGCCATTTCAGCGGCTTCCATGTGATCCTTGCTGTTCGGAAAGCTTATGTGGCGGAAATCACCCTCGAACGGCCTACGGCAATCGGCGCAACGCCACTGGTAGCGACGGCGGTCGCCACGGTTATAGAGGGATAGAATCCCTTCTGTCGGAGGCGCTTCATGTGGCGCTTCCGAAATCCACCGAGGGTTCGAGATTTCGTAACCGGGCGACGACTCGGCCACGGTCATGCCATAGCGGCCCACTGTCTGCGCGCGTTTGCGGGTGAGGTCGAAAACCGTACCTTCACCGTCCACATCATGGGGCATTCGGTCATAGTCCATGCACCAGTTGCGCGGGCTGGTCTTGCCCGACAGTTCGGTGATGGTCGGCCACTTCACGAGAAGGCGCATACCCGACAGAAAGCGGATGTCATGCACGTTCATATTCTGGCGTCCTGGGACGACTTTCGCACCGACTGCCTGGGAGTGTCGGAAAAACTTGCGAAGGTCGCCCTGCGACCAATCTCGGGCCGTGGATTGCGTCATGTGAACCAACATCATATCCGCTGGGTCGCAGATCGCCGTCGAGGCGAGCCAGTTGAAGAAGATGTCAGACTTCCCGCATCGAGCCGGTCCCGCAAAAACGAGCCCGGTATAGTCGAGAGAACCCATCGTATCCATAATCTCGGACAGATAGGGCGCAATCGAATTGTCCCATTTGCCGATGTAGTGGCCGGGGTTGTAAACGTCGCGGTACTTCTCAGCCGCCTCGGAGACGGTGAGCCGTTCAGGTGGTCGGATGGCCTCGGCGGTTGCGAGGAACATCTGTTGGATCGACTTGAAGATTTTCATACAAGATCGTCATTGTCTCTTCCTCGGATCGGCTCGGGGTTCTCGGCACGGTAGCTTCCAAGTTGGCTAGGGTCATTGCCCGACGCAGCGAAGTTGATGAAGGTCTGGTGCATGTCAGCCTGTAGCTCATCAACTAGGTGTCGGACGGTTTCCACGTTGGCGGGGGAAAGACCGCAAACGCGTTCGACTTCATCAGGGAGGAGTTGAAGTCGCATTCTCATGGATGACAACACCTCTGAAAAGAGGGTGATCACCGTTTCGGAATCCCAAAGGTGGGCGGCTTTCTCCTCCCAGCGTTGTTTTTTGAGCATCGCGCTCCAATACGGGTCGCGAAGATTTTCAGGGAGGGCATCCGGCTTCAAGGTGGCGATATAGGCGGCGAGATCGACCCTCGGCTTTACCAGGTACGCAGCGGCCTCAGAGAGGTCGTAGAGAGGGCTTCCGTGCTTGCCGCTACCGATGGGCTTGCAGCCGCGCAGTTTGCGCTCACAGGTGCCCTTGCCGACGCGGAAAACCTTCATCAGCCATGGGACCGAAACGCCGCCGATGACCGAATGGACATCGGAGGTTCTGTAGCTGAGGTCTAGGTCGGCAGGGTCTTTCCGTGGGGTCGCCATTTTAGATCAGCCCCGCGTTGTCGCGAGCCTTACGAACCTCCCCGCGAGGTGCTGGGGCGACCTTCGGGAACTTGCGATCCTTCCAGGCGCGAATTTCTTGATTCGACCAAACTGAGACAGACCCCAATTTTTCAGGAGCGGGGAAGGTCTTCGCTTCGATCATGCGATAGATCGAAGAGCGGGCGACGGGGATCAGTTCAAGCACCTGCTCAATGCGCAAGAGGCGCAAATCCTCATCGTCTGGATGAATTTCGCGGCGTGTCATGGTATGTCTCGGCGTGTCAACTATTCGCTTAATAGTCACTTATAAGTTGCCAATCAAGACAAAAATATAGAGACGCCCATGTCTCAGGGCGTCCCATGGTATTCATACGAGGTCCGTGTTGTCCCTCTTTTTCCTAACTTTGACAGGTTTCCCGGCCTTTAGCGTGTCGCAGATATCGGCCCACTTCTGCGCCATATCCACCCGCTCCTCCCAATAAAGCGCCCGGTTATAGGCTCTGCGGGTTTGGCTTGGGTCGAGGTGGGACAGTGATATTTCAATCACCCGCTCATCGAACTTCCGGTCGTTCAATATGGTGCTGGCGCTGGCGCGGAACCCATGGCTACAATGTTCCTCGCCAGTAATACCCATCCGCCGTAGCGCCTGGTTCATGGCGTTTTCGGATATGGGCTTCTGAGGATTGTGTGACGGGAAGACCAATTCGCCTTTCGTCAGCGCTCGAAGCTGCCTAAAGATTTCGATCGCTTGGCGAGACAGTGGTATATCGTGCGGTCGGCGCATCTTTGTCGCATATTCGGGGATATGCCAGACCTTTCCGACCAGATCGACATCCTCCCACTTTGCCGTGCGGCACTCGACAGGTCGCGGGTAGCATAGGACCATCAGCTTGAGGGCCAGCGTGACCTGAGGTTGGCCGAGCCGTTTATCGATAAGCTGGAGCATCTGGCCGAACTTCGTTTCCTCGGTGATCGCCGCTTGCGGCTCTGCATTGCGGGGCCTTAGCGAATTTCGAAGCGCCGAAGTTGGATCATGCTCCAGTTTCAACTGCGAGATCGCGAAGCGACACACTGAGCCGATGGTGGTTCGCAGCCGGTGCGCGGTTTCAATCTGGTTGTTGTGTTCCAGCGTCTTGAGGAGAGTCAGGATCGCCGCCGCCGTCAATTCCTTAATTGGTGTCTCGCGGATCGGGCCGCAAAGTTTCTCCAGAAGGTATTTGTTTTTGTCGATGGTGACCTGAGCCTTTGGGGGCTTCGCTTCAACCAGGCGCTCTTTGACATAGGTGTCAGCGATGGTGCCGAACGTATCGACCACTTCAACCGATTCCTCTTCCTTCCGGTTTGGGTCGATCCCGCCTCGCAAAGCCTCTTTGGCTTCATCCCGCAACTGGCGGGCGGCGATAAGCGTGATGTCTGGATATTTCCCGAGGGCCTTCGTCTTCCGCTTGCCGCCGAACTGATAGTCCATGCGGAAATATTTTGAGCCGTTCGTATGAACCAGCAAATACATCTGCTCGGTGTCGGCTATTTTGTATGGGCGGTCTCGAACGGATGCGCTTTTGATTGCCTTGTCTGTGAGCAT